GAACCCCTGCAAAACCCATTTGTTATTGGCAGAGACCCCAATCTCCCTACGAACCTTCATACCAACAGAATCTTCAAGTTCAACACCGATGCTTCCATTGAAGGCCTCTTGTAGTTTTAGTTGAAAACTTAGGCTCGGATATTTATCGCAGTCAACTTCCATGTCAGAAGGAAACGTGAGAATGGCACATCCGTAATAGTCGGGTGTACTCGTAGTGTGCTTAATGCTGTAAGACCCTACAATCTTCTCTGCGCCGTCTAACGATACGCTTCCAGTTCCTGTTCCGCTGGTCCAGTCATTAGTTGCGTCGTTGTTAATGTCCAGAGTCTCGGTCCAAGCATCCTTGTCGCTCGGATTAGCTTTTTCTGCAGCCCCATAAACCGTTATCTTGTTTCGAATTCGGTGAATATCCTTTGAATAGCGGCTTTCTTCAATTACTTCGGAAATACTGACTGGCGACGTTTTGCTGTTTCTCGGAAAGAAGGCGAACTTGCCATCCCACTCAACTCTAAAATCGAAGCCAATCACACCAGCCTTATCAGCGCTTTCAGCAATGTACTTCAGAATGTCAAAGACTGGCGTATTTTCATATTCCAGAAGCGTATATGTTGTGTCCGTGTTTTCGACAAGCTCGACACCATCTCGAACATGGCTTAGTCCAATAAAATTATCCAACAAATCCTTGACAATTGCCTCGCCTTTCTGATTCTGATAAGTTTTCATCACTACTTTGCGGAAGATTTTCTCTCCCAAACAACGACCACGCACCCGAATGTAGTTCTCAACGGGTGTAGATTCAGGTTCAATTTCTTCCAAACGAAGTGTAAGGATTAGGAGACAGTTGGCTCCTCTGCCAATGCTTATGCTTCCGTTATCCCCAACATTAATGGGATAAGTCCCGCCTTGACTATACTTCTTGTCGAAGTTTTGGAGAAGACACTCAAAACTGGAAACCTCTTTAGTGCAGCCAAGATGAACCCTTAATTCGAGAATATCGCCTTGAGGAGGTGTAATGGAACCAAAAACAACCGCCACAACGGGAGGCTCTACACTCATCCCTCAATTCCCCGCCTTCTAAGTTCCTCTTCCTCCCCAGCCCGCTGAATACTACGAGTATAACGTGGCGTCTCAGCTGCTGCTGCATTGTAGTCTCGTAGGGCTCCAGTTGCGGCATGAGTCTGCATGGCCAAAGATGCCATGGCAGCAGCTGCAACAATAACCGCACCAACACCGAGAGTCAACAAAACGATCTTCGCTGCAAGAGCGGCGTTGAAAGCCCATGTTACGGCAGTAGCGGTCCCTGTTGAAGCAACATACGCTACCTTAGACGCTGTGTTAGCCACAGTAGCGCCAGCATTGGCGGTCTGGGCAACAGTGTTTGTTATAAAGGCAGTTGTTGACGCACCTGTTACAGCTGCTAAGTAATATTTTATGCGAACGAGGACCGCAACTACAGAAACCACTGAAAGTATTGTGCGGGCCCATTTTGCACTTTCTTTGTCAACAATCCCGAGATCTGAGGCCAACCCGATTATTGCGGAGCCTGCTGTTCCAACTGTTGCGACAGCCATACTCAAGGTTCGCATACTCACAGCGGTGTTCTCAGCCTGACTCTGAACATGCGTGAAAACTGGACTTGCTTGGTCCTCAGCGGTTACTGCTATTGCTATTTCATGAAAACTCAATAGGAAGCCCCCGTTTTTGCTTCTTCTATGGCGTGGTTGATTCTGTTGATGAGGCTCTGCATCCCTAGCTCAACAGCGTTGCTCAGAAAATGACGAGCTCGAATGTAACGGGTTCCAAACTCTTGATAAACCGCATAAGGTGCGGTCGCACCAAGTTTCAGAACCCAATCTTCAACTCTGTCGAAAATGGTTGACATTAGATAGCCTGTTCGAATAGAAGCGAGTTGCTGTGCTGTGCTCTTCATGGCTTCAGCTTCGAAAACCATAGCGTCATGAACCCGTCCTTTCATGATGTCTCTTAACCTGGCGAGTTTTTCCCGTAACTCTGGTAGACTCTTAACGTGGATTTCCATTTTAACGGACATGGCGACTTTGCCTCTTTGCTCTCTTTATTTCCTCCTCGGTCTGTCGATCCACCTCGGCTAGAATCACGATGAATTCTTCTATGGTTTTGGCTGATTGAGAATCAAGTTGTTTGGGAGTCCAACCGAACTCTTTGCAGAGTCGAAATCTTGTGAGGCTCGGATGTGGTTTTTCACGCTTCATCGCCCTGAGGAGTTTTTTGCCTCATCCGTGGTTAAGCCACAGAGTCTGTTGACCACCTTAGAGAACAGTTCGCCGAGTTCTATTGGGATGCCGCTTTCTTCGCTCAACAACTTCTCCAAACTCAGGGGCTGTGTGGGTGGCTGTTCCCTTAACGCAGCCCAAATAGTTTCTGCTTGGATGGCTATGTAGTCGCTGCTTAACACCTGTCCTGTTATTTGATGATATTTTGTGTGTTTCTGTATGATGCGACTGCGTTTCGCCCAAGTTATCTCTTGAAACACATAGACGCCTTTGTACTCTACGCCGAAGCTGTCGTCCAACTCAATTGTTTCTGTCCTCAAGTCTTTTTTCACCTTTAACTGATTGTCACGGATTTAGCTGTGAAGGGCAGTTTTTGGGAGACGAGTTCTTCTATGCGTGTTGCTAGGATGCTGGAGTCCCACTTGCAACCACTGAAAACGGCTTTGTGGGTTCCGCCTAATCCAAACTCCAACGAAAACGATGTATCGTTTATGATATCTTCTAACTCTTCTTTTGTCTCAAAATCGCAGACGACTTCGCCTGATGTCGTTCGGTGGCGGGCTGGTAGATACTTCAGCAGATGTCCATCAGTCGTTCTTATCACGGGTGTGCGTCTTAGGTTATTTTCTATGGTGAAGCGATAGTCTGTGACTTTTTCAAGAGTGGTTGCTCCCTTCTTAACGTAGGTTTCATACCAAACCAAGGGGACGTCAGAATAGTCTCCATAACTCGCACCGATTTTTGCGGTTCCAACAACCACATTCTGACCGATTAATTCAGCCGTAGCCTTCATGATTTCCTCTGCCGTAGCCTCAACGGTTAGTCGGTTGATTCGACAGCCCTTATGATTGAGAGAGATGATGCCACTAGATTTTTCGTAGAAAACCTCCACACTCATGGATGAGAGGGTGGTTGCGTGTTGCAGGAAGTTGATGTTCTGCAAGGCGTAGGTTACCTTCAAATCGGCTTGTCTTAAACCCTTGCGAATGTGTTGCAAGTCTCTGGAACCTATTCCTCGAACCTTTATTAGGTCTGGGTTTAGTGCTGGTTCGACTTCCTGAACGACGCCAACCTCTACCATTGCTGGTTGCCCTGTTCCGCTCGGTGTTTCGCCGTATGTTGTTTCCTCTATGAAGTAGACTTTGGCTTCATGCGAGCCGTAAATGGGTGTTGCCACTTTCTTTTTTCACCTCTCCTTTTTCATTTCATACAGTTTCGTACCTGTGAGTCTCTATGGTGAGGCTTGAATGATACAAAACGGGCTTAACGTCAACTCTATCCACGTCTACACAACCAGCAAGCTTCATCCAATTGAGTATGCCGCCTGGATTCCTCATGTTGGCGTTTACGATTCGTGTGACTTCTTGAATCGCTTTCCAACGCATCTTCTGGCCGGTTATGCCCGTTTGGTCTCTTGTCCAGACCCCGATTTGGTAGTTGGCGATGACTTCTCTTTTTGAGCCGCCTAAACTGATTAGTCGTTCTCTGTGGTTGGCTAAACCAACGGTTATTATGACCTCATACTTCTTCCAAAACTCTTCAACGAATTCATTGGCGACGAGAACGCTTGCTTTTGTTTGTCCGTCGTCCTTGTAAAGAGTTATGTTGTTTTTGATTAGGTTCTTCAGGGTTTCTTTTGGGTCTTCCACACTCATTTGATTATTCTCCTACAAACGGCTGTTCGATACATCAGTTGGTCTCTAAAGCGAAACTCCTCGACTGGACCAACCTCATACTCGATGTCCCTGCAAACCATCTTGTCTCTGTGAGCGATAGGAGAAACCACATAGATGCGGATGTAATCGTTAGACGCATAACCCGGCTCAATCAGAATCTCATTAGCTTGAGCTGGACTTAAAATGGCTAGAACAGTTGCGTTGGTAGAATACATAACCGTTCCATCGATCTCTTGACGACTGTAAACAGTCACCGATTCTCCATGGTCCCGTAATATCCTAGTGAACACAGTTGTCAAGGGAGTGTATTTTAGTAGGAGTTGAGCAAGCCACGAAACAGTCACAATAGACTTTTTCCTTTCTATTGGACTGAAATCGGAGAATTTTACGCCCCAGTACATGAATGCTTCCGGATTTGAGAGAATAGTGTTGACGCTCTGCTCCAAAGCCAAAGGATCGTGAACGTTTCTTATTTCATAGAGAATTCCAGCGGTTACGGCGTCGTAGTATTCGCATGCTGGCCTTCGATTCACAACATCTACGTAGCCCGCCCAACAAATCGCAGGATTATAATTGGGGTACTCGGAACTGGCACCTATGGAGTTTATGAATTCGTAAATCTTCTTAACCGAGGAACTCCAACCTTCATAACCGTAAAGCCTCAACAACCCATAACTGAAGTCGTCGTCATAAATCAGGTTCTCGGGTGAGCCAGTTCTGTGCCAAGAGCCATCGCCACTGGGAGGCGGAGAATACTTGAGATATAAGCCTTCGAAGCCGTTTCTGTAGAAGCCTAAGGCTTCATCAATCATTGTCTGGTACTTCGCCTCGCCAGTTCTGGTGTAGAGACTTTTCAGTGCTGTTGATCCGTAGAGGTCGATGACCCACATGTCCGCAACCCAGTCGTCGGCAGTGGTTATGGCTTGGGCGAAACCACCATAATACTTGTCGTGAACGCCCAACTCGCTTGGCTTGTGTTGCATGTTATAGAGAAACGTGCCGCCAGCAAGTCTTGCAGCATCATAGTATGCGGCTGTGCCTGTCAAATCGTAGGCTTCTAACAGTGCTGGTATGGCTCGGAGGGCGTCGATTGAATAGTAGTAGGTGCTGTCGTCTTTGCTCTTGAACCCTCCGTAGGCGAGTTTCTGATTGTCGTTGCATTGAATGGAGAGAAGGTAATCCGCTAGAGAAACGATTTTGTTGTAAATGTCCGTTTTTTCTGTTTCGAATTCTTTTGCGTTGTGTGCCTCTGCAAGAAAATCGATGGCAAAAGCGGCTGGAGCTGGACCTCTACCCCACTCTGGATCTACGGTTCCAGAGTCTGGCAAATAGTAAAAGTAGGGTGCGTAATCCATTATAAAATCAAAATAAGTTCTTAAGTTGCTCATTGTGTCTAAACTCTCCCAACATAGGGACGACGCAGTCTCTGGATGAGGCGCTCAACCTCCCGATACAGAATGTCAACGCTGGGCGAGTTGCTTAAAGCGTCAACCCGCAAGTCGCCAACACTGAAGTTTAGTCCTGCGGCAGAACCCCCAGACAAATAGCAGAGGAGATAGATGGCAGCAAGGTTCTTGATGACTGTAGCCTCAGCCTCACTGCAACTCGTGTAGTCGATGCTTAAGCCGGTTTCGAGTTCAATTGTGGCGGTGGCGTCCTCAACCATCTTCATCACCTTTTCGTCCTCAACATCATCCGTAGCTAGGTTCAAACGGTCACGAACTGAGTCGGCTGTTACATTAACCAAACCTTGTTTTCCCTCTTTTCTGAGGATTACTTGATAAAATAAGGAATATTTAAGAAATTTTTAACGAAAAAAGGTTAAAGTTTTCCGTATTTGAAATTTGCTCTCTAAATCTTGAAATAACAGCCTTGCAAAAAAATTTATTCTTTCTGTTTGGTAGATTCAATAGATTTCAGGTATCGCCATGCTATGTATCCGAAAAAGGATAACGCGAAACTGATCATCATAAAGATGTCTAACGTGAGCCATGGAAGATGGTTGTCGATTCGCCAGTTGCCAGTCCATGTTCTGGTAACGTGAATCGCTAACGTTCCATAGGCCACGATGATGAGCCCATAAATTGTGAGGGCTTCGGTTATTGCTATGAGCAGTTTGTGTACACGCAAGGGTAAGCCACCCCGATTAGTGGGTGATTATGTTAGCCTTTCGAGAAGAGTCGTCATGGCACTTGCAGCAAGCACCAACAACTCAAATATCTTGTAGGCTTCAATCATGTTTTTGGCAGTGTACTCTACGTTTAATCCATCCGTTCTGTTAACCATAGGTAACAATTCCGCTACGTCTGCAAAGTGACTCACCAAGAAGGTTATCCTCATTTTCACCGGTTTTTTCGCTTTCAATGGCTTAACTTTGTTTTGTCTGAAGTTGGCTACCGCTTTCTTAACGGCCTCTCTCAGTTCTTTCTCAATTTTTATCATACTGAAACTTTTGGCGGATACTCTACTCAAGGAGTGTTTTAGGGCTACAGCTTCTGTCCACGGTGCGCATTTCTCAACATCGTCTTTTAGAAGTTGGGTTTCGCCAGCAACCAGTATAACGGGCACATTCAAGTCTCCCGCTGCATAAGCGTTCAAGAGAAATTCGCTCACTGAGACTCCGTTCACTTCCAGGTTATTGATGCTCCCACCACTGTAGGTGTGGTCGAACGTGGATTTTGCGGTTCCAAATTTTGCGTGATATCCGAGGAACAAAGCGACGTCGCATCCTTCTACTCCAGAAAGCATGCTGACTGGTCGAGGATAGCCTCTGATGATCTCCACATATTCGGGTAAGTCGTCGACTAAGAGGTTGATCATGGGTCCGTGACTGTCGGCGATAATGATTTCGTCAAAGCCGTTTTTGTTCAGCTCTTCCGCCACGATTTTCGTGACTTTTGTAGCGATTTTCCTTGCCTCGTCATACAATGTGCCTTTCAGATTTAAGTGACCTGGGATAACGATGTATGGCATGCCTTCCAGATCAACCGAAATGAAAGCCTTCATAGAAGTTCACTCGATATAGGTCTATGAAAAATGCATTAAAGGATTTCCATTGACAAATCGGGCGGAGATCATGCTAGGTAAGTATGTGCTATGTTTCTACTTTCAATAAGATAATCAAAGCTAAAACCGCCAGTAGCAGAGTTGCTATGATCGCTGCCGTAAAGGGATTGTAGGGCGAAGCCTCGTAAACGACTCCCCCAATGTATGGGGCAGGAAAGGCAGCCACCAAACTCGCCGTTTGTGCAACTGCCATCCATCGTCCACGTGTGGCTTCTGGCGTAAGCGAGCCTGTGACTGCGCTCATTAAGGACCAGACCGCGAAGGAGCCACCCATCACGAAGGAGGCAAGGGCTAAGACTGAAAAATCGGTGAATGAGATAAACATGCTGATAGATATAAAGGTTAGCAGCAAGGAGACAAAGACAGCACCAGACTTCTTCCATTTATCCCCCAGTTTTCCGATTCCCAAGAGAAGAATGGTGGAACCCGCAAAAGTAACAGAACCCAAAACACCGATTTGAAACTCACTTAACGTGTACACGCCTTTCAGAAACAGTGTAACATATGGTCTAAACTGAGACAACACGAAAAAAATTGCGGCAAAGAAAGACGACCAAATTAACAGTTCCCTTTTTCTGAATGAAACAGAAAACGAAGATGACATTGAGGGTTTAGTTGCATACTGGCTTCTAACAAACAATATGAAAACTGTGGCTAGTGTATACAGGGCGAACGCCAAGTAAAAAACTAACCTCATTCCAAAAAGGGTGGCAATATAGCCCCCAATCCCGGGGGAGAAGATGTAGCCGAACCACCAAGCAGCAGAGAGGGTTGTGAACGTTGAGGCCATTTCTTCTTTCTTCGCCGAAGTTGCGATGTATGCGCTGCTGGCGGGTCCTCCTATGAAGCATCCATACAAGAAACTTCCAGGTATCAGGTGACTCCAATTCTGCGCCATGGAAAAGATGAGTGGAACGGGTATCCATATCAGCCAGGCAAGAATCATAAGTTTCTTCCTATCGTATCTGTCCGCTAAAAAACCGCCAGGAATTGGCGTCAACGCAGAAGCCAAACCGAGTATTGCGAAGATAACGCCCACTTCGGCTGGTTGGGCTCCAAGCCCTTGAATGTAAAGGGGCAATATGTAGAAATAGAGTCCGTCTCCAAAGGAGCCTGCTAGATTAGACAGAAAGAGAAACTTTAGGTCTCTGTTTAAGTTTTCCAAAAGAAAGTTGAAACGGAAGACGTTTGCAAACCTGAATCGAGACATATTAATGGTTGCCTTCTAAAGTCCATGAATATCACTCCTTCTAGCCCGTGATTTATTAACAGTTTGGTGTTATTGCTCTCAACTAGGAGAGAGCTTTTTGCAACTCTTTTCCTTTCTCTGTGACTGTCCAATGGGGCTTTTTGTTGATTGTTACGTGTTGGACGAAACCGTTTTCCTCTAGATATTTTAGGATGTAGTAGAGGCGTGGCGGGCTTCCACTGACCTGAATCGTCGCCTTCAGAAGGGGAGTCCATCTTAGGGGTTGTTGTTCCAGTTTACGGAGAATCAGTCTCGCCAATTCCATGCGCTTCTCTAAGGACCCGGTCGTCTTCAGTCCTTCCCTTTGGTTTTCTTTCTCTCAAGGTTCTCAAGTCTTTTCTCCAGTTCCAAAACCTTAATGGTCAACTCTTTGTTGTTGAATATCTCCTCTTTATTCACTGGTGTTTCACCTCGTCTGGTTTGACATAAAAATGGGGGTTGCAAGGTCTCGGTTGGGTTTGGTGTTGTTAGCAGTTGGTGATTTTGCCTATTGCCTCGGCTCTCAGTGTCGCGTATGCCCTTCGAGCGGTTACGGAAACTCCGGCTAAGTCCTTCACGGGGTCTTCGTAGTCTTCGGCGGTTATGTCTCTTCTTATGAACAGGACTCCGGCGTGTTTGCTGTCCACTACTAGGGCGGTTCCACTCGCAACCTTAGTGGAGAGCAGCACTCTCATCCCCAATAGAGTGGCGACTTTGCCAGATGGAGCCACTGCAGGTCCTCCCCACTCCATAGCCTTCTGGATGGCTGTGTCCTTCAACAGGTCGGCGAGTTCGCTCGGATGAATCACCAAGACGTCGGGGCTGAAATTGTCAATTAAGCATTCTTTAAGGATGTTAACTACGTCGCCGTAGGCGAGGGTTCCAGAAGTTGCGGCTGCCACACTGTTGCCAGCGTCAGAGATCATCTGAGAAACGATAGTTTCTGTTTCGAGGTCTGCCATGGCTCTACCAGCCTCAGCAAGTTGGTATTCGATGACATCCCATTCGGAATCCTCAACCATCTCCCTGCTAATCAATGGGCGAACCCCATACTTTTTCGGCGTCAAGGTTACGCTATCGTAGTCTTCTGTTCCAATTGGAATTTCTGCACCCTCTGCCACTTCATAGGCTTTGCTCAACTTTGCACGGGGAATCTTGATGCTTGGAGAGTCTTGAGCGATTACCACTGCGATTTCTCTTCCAATAAGGTTGGGTTTCGCTGCCTCCCAAACAACATCCAGCACTTTGGCAGTGGCTTGGCTGGCGTCCGAAAGCAAGATTTCTTGCAGGCGATTGTTTCTCAGAAGCTCTCCTATCCTTTGGCGCAATTCGTTTTGCATTAGAGAGATCGGTTTACCACTGAAGGTTGTGTTCAACTTCTCTTCAAGTCTTCTCACGGCTAAATCGGATTTTCGCATGGTTTCTCCTCCTACTTGCAGACAAAGACTAGAATCCAGTCGTCCGCTGCCGATGCCGCCTGCAACGCGATACCAGCCTTTCTGGCGTAGTAGATGGTGTAGGTTCCAGTTCCGCCTTCGTTTACCGCTTGGTCGCTTAATTCTATGGCTCTGGCGTTTGCGTCGCTTTTTACAGCCTTTCCACGGGTGATGGCGCCGCCAGCTTTGACCTTGCAGACTCCGTGGATGCAGATAGGTAGGTATTCGCCGCTTGTTGCGTCTTTCAGGGCTACTCCAACTGGGTCGCTATCTAAAACTGCTGGCTGAACCTCCAAGTCTCCTGTTAGGCGCACAAGTGTTCCTTTTGAGATTGCTCCGGTGGCTTTAAAGAGCGATACTATTTCGCCCTCACTGATTAAGCCTTCTTCGTTTGGCCACTTATCCGTCATCTATTTTTCCTCCTTTTTCGGTTCGTTTGTTACCAGCCTCTCGACTGGGTAACTATGAGCGATGCTTCATAACGTCGCGCAACGGAATCTTGGAGAAGTCAAGGGACTCGGGTGTTTCCATGGCTTCGAGTGCTATGATGGCTCTTCCAATCGGTGGCTGCCTTTTCGCCTCTTCAACCCTTCCCTTTTCAAGTGCCTCAACTCGCTTAACCAATGTCTCCAAGGCTTTGTGAAGGTCATCTATCTCCTTCTCTATAGAACTGATTGCCTCGTCTGACGTTGGTTTTGTAGCGAGTTTTTCCATGATTTGAACGTTGGTTTGTGGAACACCTGGAACAGCCACGAGGCTCAACTCTGCGTTGTGCAACCCGTAAGGAACCTTTCCGTCCAGGCTGTCCACTCGTTCGTAGTCCGCTGCCACAGAAACATGCTGAATTAAGCCTTTGCGAATCTTCTCTTGGGTTTCATCGTCGTAGATTTCTGCTTCGTAAAAGAGCGTTTTCGAGTCGAAATCCCATTTGGCGTCCACTACTTTGCCCACTGCAGAGATTGCGGAAACGTGTTCCAAATAGATTGGCGAGCCGACGAGTTTAGAAGCGAATCTTTCAAGTTCCTCGTCCACGTAGACATTAAGGTTTCGACTCACTCCAGCCGTTAAGGCGATGCCTCGAATTCTCATCGGTTTATCAACAATTTTCTCCAAAATCGGAGTCAAGCAATAGAGATGTTCATGGCTTGATTTTTGTTCATGTTCTTGGAACCATGCCTTTGCTTTCTCTAGGTTCCAGCCCTTCTCCCTTAAGAACAGGTAACTGACGACTTCTGTCGTGGTTTCGCCCCTTGGTTTACCAATAACAGCCTTAATCCCCTCTTTCTCACTGATCCAGATCGTTCTGAGACTGTCCGGCTCAAACTCGCTTGGGTCACGGTGACCCGAACGAACAAACCCTTGAGTTTCTTCCCATGGCAAATAACACAC